GGTCTTCGACATCACTTACAATTGCATCAATTCGACCATTTTGCTTATTTATTTTAATTTCAGTTGCTCTAAGTCTTTTTCCTAATGTTTGTTCTTGTTTTGTCGAAACCTCTTGTTTTGTTAATACAGGACTTTTTATCACGCTCTTAAATGTTCCATCAAATGTAAATGTATGTTGTAATACATAAGTATCAAAATAATTTTCATCATCAGTATAAACTCTTATTTTATCTCCAATTTTTAAGAATGGTTTTCCATAAGAAGTGGTTAATTCACAATCTACATATTTTAAATTTTTTACTTTATTCCAAATCTCATTTATTGCTAACTCTCTTAAACTTGAATCTACTAAAATATAATCATCACTAATTACTAATTGATTTTCACCATTTGTAGAAATACTTTCATTGTCCACAATAGTCACATTTTCATCATCTATTTCACTATATTTAACTATCAATGAATTAATTGGTCCATATGTTATTTTCCCACCATTTAAAGTGCTATAATCATTTAATTCAAATATATAATCAGGATTCTCGTTTTCACTAAGCCAACATAAATCTATTTCATTTGTATCTGAATTAATTTGTGCAAAAGTACATGAAACAGTTTCAATAGACTTTAACACTTCGCGATTTGTTTCACCATTTGTAAATGGATTTTTTTGTATTGGTATAGTACTACAAGTAAATATTGTTGCCTTAGGCGTTAATCCCAAATTATTACATAAATCTATGTACAAATTTGCAACTGTAATATCATTATTTTCATAATCTAATCCACATATGTATATTTTATCTAAATTATTAACTAATTCATCATATGCTGTTATACTCGTAAAATCTGCAGTTATTTCATCTTTAGGTCTTTCTATAACATATTTACCTAAATTTACATATTCTGTTAAGTCAGATGCGTATTTAACACCAACTGATACATATATATTTTTGTCAACAAAATCATTATCTAATGCATCAACCAATTCAGAAGTTAACTTTTTTGAGCACATAGTACCAATAATTGTTCCATCTACATAGCAACCACTATCAATCGTAAAACTTTGCAAATTATCTACACCTGTAAATTCAGCATCTTCTACGCTTAATTTACCAAACCTATTTTTATATACATCATTCTTACATTCATTAATAAAATCTAAACTAACCATACACTACACCTATAATTCTATAAGCGCTAGACTAACACTATTATAAAGTTCTATAAGCTTATCCTCATTACCTTGTCTTTGTAAAATAGGTAACATTGCTTGTATATTTCTATCTCCTCTATAACATTTAATTGTTTTCCATTGCTTATCAAAAGGATTAAGAAATTCAACTGTCATTTTAGGATTTTTTCTAATTTCTAAATAAAAATCTACTACCTCATCTTCTGTCAAAGGTCTTGTTACTAAATCTAATCTATATTTTGTTGCAATTACATTTAACACCATTGTTCCATCAGCATTAGTTGTATCTCTACCACTATTTTTTGAAACATCGTACTCACCAATTTTTGAATTATTGTTTAAATACTTAGATATATCAACACCATTTATCTTTACTTTTGATAATATTAGTGAAGGGCTACCTAATGTATATTTATAAACACCATTTGTAAATTCTTGTATCATAATTCACCATCTTTCACTTTTCCCTTAAAAAAGTGCTACACTTGTTATCTACTCATAGATAAATTTATAAAAAGAATTTTAATCATTATTTTTTACTAAACAGGAATTTGTATAGGACACACACCAGTTTGTTTTGTTTTTTTATTTATTCTATCAACAACTGTTCCTTCATCAGTATGAACATGCACATCTATTTCACAATTATTTCCATATTGACTCATACCATTCATAACTGCTGAATATATACCTGTAATTAATGAATTAGAAATATCATTATTCGAATTATCAAACGCTGAATTTTCCATTAAATAATTTCCATTAGCAAATATATCATTTATTTCATTAACCATATCTTGTGCTGTTTCACGAACTTTTGGAACTTCCTTAGTCATACCAACCAAAATACCATCTGTTGTATAGTTACCTATTTTATTATCAATTACTAATTTAGAAGGAGAATTTATTCCTAATGCATTTGCAATACCATCAACAAAATTTTGTCCCCAACCTTTTAGTGTTTGACCTATATTTAACATACCATTTTTTATTCCATCAAGTATACTTTGCCCAAGTTTACCCCAATTAATCTCTGTTATAATTTTCTTTATTTCATTGTATAAGTTACTTACAGCTTCTGCTATTTTTGCTCCAAATGAAACAAATCCATTTATAATTCCATTTATAATATTAGAACCAAATTCTTTCCAATTTGTTTCGGTAATTAATTTCCATAATGCACCTATACCATATCCTACCCAATACAACATTTTTCCTGGTAATTCTATAAACCAATTAAGCATTTCTCCTAATTTATCTTTTACATTAGATATAAATTGTTTTAAATAATCAGTAATTTTTGATACCCAATCACTAAAAATGCTTGCAATTTGATTTTTCCATTCTTCCCAATTATTACGAACATTTTCAATTATTCCTTTTGCATCATCCCACGCTTTATTGAAATCACCATTGATAATATCTATAATTACATTTGCAACACCACTAATTGTGTCGGCAATATTACTAAATATAGTTGTTATTGTTGCTGATATTCCACCAAAGATTGCTTCTGTAGTTACTTTTATAATATTCCATAAAGGTTCAACAAATTGCCAAATTTCTTGTACTTTAGTAGTTATTTTTTCATATAAAATACCAAATAATTCAGCTACCGAACTAACCATTTCATCTACTTTACCTCTAAATGTATCGCTTGTATTATATGCATGTACTAAAATTCCTACAATTGCAGCAATCGCTGCTACTATACCCCCTAAAACTGGTACACTTACACCTAAAGCACCTGCTAAACTTGAAAAACTACCCACAAAACTTCCTAAAGAAGGGAATGTTATATCTAATATTGTTTTTACTGATAAAGTATTTTTAGAAAATAAATCTATAGCTGTTGCAATATTTTTTATTGTATCAAGAAGTTTTGAGTCTGCAATTGTCTTAACTATATTACTAACATCTTTAAATATATCTAACCCTTTAATTCCAGATAATATTGTTCCAATCATTTTTATACAAGTATATCCACTTTTTAATTTATGACTAATACCTTCCGTATTTTCATCAGTTTCACTGGTAAGTCCAAGCCAGTCCAATATTTTATCTCTTATTTCTATAGCTTTCATTTTGACACTATTCATTCCATTATCGTAGCCTTTAATAGCATCTAGCAATCTTTGGTCTATACCATCATCGGTTCCACCCTTACCGTTATTTCCACTATTATCATCTATATTATTAATTTGGTCAAAACCTAAAGTTTGTTTTTTTAATTCTTTTACTGCACCAGTAGCACCATCAACACTTTCTTCTAAGTCCTTAAATGCATCTTCCTGTGTAGCAATTCCACTATTAAAATCTGTTAATTTTATACCAAACATCTTAGCAATTGCTAATGCTACTTCTTTTATGACCATTAATATAGCATTTGCATAAGGAAGTATTTTTGAAAACACACCAATAAATAAACTTGAAACTGCAACTTTTGTTTCAACAAGTTGTTGTTTAAATATTTTTAATTGATTTGCTGGACTTTCAATTGTATTCGCAAAATCACCATGTGCAACACTTGATTGTTTCATTACTGCTAAATATCTTAATATTTGTTTTTCAGCTTGCGACATTTGTTTAACAGTACTATCAATTCCTAAATCATCAAGTATTGGTTGCAAAGATTGTTGAGTAGTATCTAATCCAAAACTTCTACCTGGTTTTGTTTGACCTGCATATACACTTGCTCTTAATGCCTCTGCCGTTGTATCATCACTTTTATTATATAAAGATGCTAAATCATATGTTAATTTTGTCATAGATTCAGACATAATTGCTGAATGTTCTTTTCCTATTCCCATATTCTCAGCCATACTTTGATATAATGCTTGGTATTTTAATGTTTGTGTCTTATTAGTACCAAAAGACTCATTCATTCGATATTGAAACTTAATAGCTTCTTTACCTAATTTTGAATACATTTTTGTTCCATTTTTTTCTACATTATTAAATACAACATTAAATAAATTTAATTGTTCGGTTTGGTCTATTGCAGTATCCATCCACCCTATCATTTCTTGAGTCAGTTTTTTTATTCCTGCAAATGTAAATGTATTTTTCAATATTCCAATACTCTTAGTTGCTTTTTTTGTAGATATATCAACATTATCAATTTCTCTTGTCATATCTTTTATATCTGAATTATCAATTTTAGAAATTTCTTTGTTAATATTTTCAACACCAATTTCTACACCTGATAATTTCTTTATTAATTTATCAAGAGATTTTAAAGCCTCATCACTTTTGGCTAAAATTTGCATTTCTAATGTTTGTGAACTATCCATTTTTTATTTCACCACCTTTATTTTCACCCTCGGTAGTGCCACACTTTATTTTGTTTATTTGAGAAATTCTTGTTTTAACATCTGCTACTTGCATTTCAACTTTGCTTTCTGTTTTTTCTTCAATATTATCTTTACCATCATCAATAGAATAAGGTTGTTTGTGATATTCGATTTTATTCTTGCTAAAAGCATTGTTTAATGCAACCGATATCGCCTCGAAAAAATATGCCCCTTGTAGCCATGCATCATAATTTGCAATTTCTCTATCTCTTTTTACTCTATTATAATAAGAAAAACGATATGCCCAGAACAAGTCAGGGTCATCTTTCCAAAACTCGTCAACTGACATACCGTACTCTATTGCCATAGGAAGTAAATCATAAAAATAATCAGTTAAATTTTTATATTTTTTTGATTCTTCTATGCTTCCATTATCTCTAACTTCTCTTCGTTCTCGTTCAATTCTATATCGGCAAGGGCACTCGTAAAATTTTCATATTCCTCTATAGCAAATTTTACTATATTTGAAACATACTTCTTACCTTTTTCTTTTTCACAAGTTTCCAATAGTTTTAATGCCAAATTAGCATTTACATTTTTGTGATTTGTTAAAAATAAACTTGTCCATAATAAATCATAATAAGTAATTGGTTTTGCCATAAAATTTTCTATCGTAAAACCATTTGCCTCTAACCATTTAACGCTTTCTCTAGTTAAAGTTAATTTATATTCTTCATTATTTAATTTTAATTTACATATTCTCATATTTGTTTTTCCCTACCTTTATTTTTATTCTGTTGCTATTAATGCACTAACTTCTTCAACTGATTTATCAGCAATTAATGAACTTGGTACTGTATGTAATGTACATTCAATTACACCACCAACAGATACTTCATTTCTCCAAGTTTGACAAATAGCAGTATACATTGCACCTGTTCCATCAGGATATTTAATTAATACATCTTTTGCTTTGTTATCACATACTAATTTAACACTTGTTAAATTTTCAGCGCTATAATTATATACAAAATCCATATCTCCTGTATCTGGTCTATCTGGTATATATACCTTTACAGCATCACTTGAAGTAGTTATTTCTACTGTTCCACCTGCTTGTCCAGTTGCAGGAGCACCTTTTACTGCTACTAATTTTTCTTTTGAAAATGTTTCAGCATCAGTATCTTTAATTCTTATTTCAATTCCATAATCAATCATTTTTTCACCTCTTTGTAATTTTCCCTTACATAAAGTGCTATTTTGGATAAATCTTTAATTTATCCATATCAGTACCATATACAGTACTAATACTTCCACTAACTCTTATTAGTGTTCTATATACACTATCATCAGTAGTTGTTGCATTTGGTTCAACATAAAGTATTACACGATAATTTTCTTTAAAATATTTAATTACCCATTGAGTAATTTCTTCACATATTTTTCTTTTAGATATTAATGTTTCACCTATTGTTTGGTCTATAGAATTTATATCAATTTCTATACCCAAACTAAATGTTTCTTCAGAATAAGATAAATTTCCATATGTGTTTTGGCTTGGCAATAATTTTATAGGTACTATTGGAAATTGGTTGCTTGAAGTAGGTTTATAATCTGTTACCAATGGTTGATAAACAGAATTTGTTTCTAAATATTCCTTTAATTCAGGAAATATTTTTTCATAAAATACTTTATTAACAATATCATTTGTAATTGTCAATATAAATCACCTTCCATTTCACCAATAGTCATCTCAATTATTTCACTGAATTCACTTTGTAATTGTCTATATGCATCATATAGCATATGTCTACTACTTAGCCCATGAGTTAATGCCCTTAATTGTCCATTTTTATCTTTCCACTTATGAGGATTTGGGTCATTTTTATCTGTAGGATACCACCAACCATTATCACCCTTATTACTTGCATTAACTCTATAATTATGTTTATTTGCCCATTCATCCTGAGTACCTTTTACTCCTGATCCAAATTCATTAAATATAATAACTAAGTCATTGGTATATACTTTACCACTTTTATTTTTTTTATTATATTCTCTTCTTATTTTAACTTCAGGATTATCAATACCCCATTTGTTACAATTTTCAACAAATAAATCATATAGTCTTGTAGTTGCATAATCAACAAAGTTTTCACTTCCATTTTGATATGCTAGTCTAACCTTTTCTAACTGAATTTTTAAATTTTCTATTTGCTTTTTTGATAGCCCTGTTGATAATTTTACAGTCTTCATCTTTTTTATTTTTCTTTCTTTCTTCTATTAACTTATAACCAACACTTATCGCTTTATCTGCATCTTCTTTTGTGTAGAAAACCAAACCATTTGTAAATTTATACATTTTACACCTACTTTCCTGTTATCTTTTCAAAATAAATTTGGATAACCGAATTTTGATTTCTAGGTGGCTTTAATACATAATTTGCTTTTGCACCATTTACTTTTTCTTCCACAGGATTTGCATTTCCTATATATGCTACATCAAATTCTTTAAATACACCTTCATATGAAATTGGTATAATCGCTTTCATTATAGAACTTGCTCTTTCACCAAATTCCACTAAATCAGCTTCTGTACTTATTGGTTGAATATTAAATTCATATAAAACAGGTTTATCATAAATATTTATGTTATTTTCTACATCATAACCTATTTTCTTTGCTATCCAACACTTTCTTTTCCAAGTATTTGGATTTGATTTTATTATTTTAATCATTAACTAGGTACACCTACCTTAGGAACTAACTCCTTTAATAGACTACTCGAAATAACACCTTCTAAAAATGTAACTGATAATCCATTTTCTGAATATGAACTTATATTTTCATTTCCTATTTTGTTATACAATTCAATAGCACATCTAACTTGCCAATCTCTTAATCTTACATTATTTTCATCAATATCTACTTTAGTATCGTGAAAAGGAAAAAGTGTATTTAATGCAATGACTTTCGCATCAAGCAATTTCATTTTAAAAATATCATCTTTTGATTCATCATTAATATCATTTAGAATTTCTAAACGCATTTTTTGAAGTTGCTTTAATTCATCCATATAATACACTTCCTATCTTTATATTTTAACCTTCAACTACTTCACTTGATTTAGTGAATGTCGCTGATAAGCCTGTTATTTTTCCATGATACCATTCTGGTCCATGGTCTAAACCAATTTGTCCAAATAATTGATATTTCTCTCCAGCACCAACTTTTGCTAATGCTTCTAAGAAGAAATTTCCTTTACCTGGAACAGGTTGTTCAACTGGTCCAATAACATCAAAATTAAATAAATATGCTGTTCCTTCTGGAATAAATTCACCTAATGCAATATTTATTACTCCTAAAGGTAATAATAATTCTCTTATTTGTACACCATATGTACTCATATATGGGTCACCCATTTTCATACCATTTGCAATTGCATCAGCATTTAATTGATTTAAACCAACTGTGTTTACCCATAATGTTAAGCCAGTTATATCGCCTTGATTATCATAAATTTTTTGCATTAAATCATTTACTAACCAAATATTTAAGTCAGCACCTGCACCTTCAATAACATTTGTAACAATTGCTTCATCCATTCCTCTTGTTTGATTTGCTTCACTATCTTTTGTTGCCTTTTTAAATTTACCTTGAATAAATGTTTTTTCAATACTTCTTTTTAATTTTTCTAACTTTCTAGCAACTTGGAAGTCTAATTCATTTTGTGGATTTGCACTTTGTCCAGCAACATTTACACCACTTAATGATGCCATATTTGATTGTTTTGCATAACTAATAGCAACAGTATCTTGGAATATTTGTGTTACATTTGTTTTTTGCTCTCTTGTTACGAATGTTGCAGTTGGAGCAGTTAATGATGCAGTTTCACTTATTTCTGGAATTTCACCTTCTTCACTTGTATAAAATTGACCACAAACAAATTCAACTGCGTTTGTATATTTTACTTTTCCACTAATTCTATTTAAAAATGGAGTTTTTGTGTTTGCTTTGTTATAAAGCATTCCTGAATAATTTAATACATTTAAACTTTGTACTGTTTCATTTCCATTCATTTTTCTTCACCTCATTATCTTTTCTTTCCCATCAATAATGAGTGCTACTTTTATTTTTTTAACTTTTGTTCTTCTTGTTGAACTAATCTTGTATATGTTGCTTGAGCAATTAAATCTTTATTTTTTATTGCTTCATCTAATTTTGCTTTATATGCATCTAAATTTGTTAATTTACTTGCATCTGGATTTCCAGTAACTGGTTTTGGAGTATTATTTAATAAATCAGTTACTGTTTCTTTTTTTACTTTTTCAGTATTATTTTGTAATTTAGAAACTAACATATTAGCAAGTTTTAAACTCTTGTCAGTATCTTCACTAACAATTAAAGATAAATCATCTTTATAATCCTCTTCTTTTAAACCTGCTTTTTCTAAAGTTCTCATAACTTCTAATTCATTACTTTTAATTATTAATTCTTTTTTAGTTTTTTCTAAATCTTCTTTTTCTGCTTTGTTTCTTTCTTCTTCTGTCATCGCTGATTTTCGAAAATCATCAATTTCTTTTGTTAAAGTCGCTTTTTCATTTTCAGCCTTTTTATACTTTTCATTTAAATCATTGTAAGTATCTTTTGGAATTACTAAAGTTGCTAAACTTTTTGTAATTGCATCTAATTTTTCTTCATTTGTTGCAATACTTTCATCATTTAAAACTTTTGCAATTTCTTCTCTCATTGTTTCTCCTCGCTCGATACGCTTTTATAGTTGTTCGTTCAACTCTACGAGCGTCATAGATTTATGCTCTCTATGAATGAGCAAATTTATATATTATCTGAATAAATCAGTTTATATCTCTTCTTGGCGTACACTAGAGGATTCGAACCTCTGCATCAATATTTTGACCTAACAATTTAGCAAATTGTCCTCTTAACCACTTGAGTAAATGTACATTGGTGTGAGCATAGAGAATTGAACTCTAATATCTAGCGCCACAAACTAGTGTCTTACCATTAAACGATACTCACCATTGGTCTAGCATAAAAGATTTGAACTTCTACCTCATGGTCCCAAACCATGTACGCTACCAAATTACGCTAATGCTAGATGGAGTGGAATATCAGAATTGAACTGATACTTATAGTTTGGAAGACTATAGTTCTACCATTAAACTAATCCCACATGGCACAGCGACTAGGATTCGAACCCAGACTGATGAGGTTGGAGCTCATTGTTCTACCATTAAACTATCACCATAAACTGAAGAATATTATTCTTCTTTACTATTTTCTTCTATTTGCTTACTTGCGTTTTCAATAAACAGTTTTATCCAATTTTCAATACCACCATAAAATTCCATGGATTTGCTAAATGTTTCATTAGAATCACTATATAAACCACTTGTAGTCATTGCAATATCAGGCGCAACACCACTTTTTATTTGATTCATCATTCCCTGAGATTTAACAAGAAAATTATCTGATTTATTTCTTGTAAATTTTTGGTCAATATTTCTTAAAGTTAATGTTTTTATTTCACTCATTGGTGCTAATTTTGATATTTTTAATATCATTTTTAATTCAGGTTTAGAACATCTCTTAAATTGCATTTCATCTTGTCTTGCTCTTTCTTCGGCCATTGTCCAACCTTCACCAATCATTCTAGCATGTCCAGTATCTCCACCACTTACCTTGTCACTATTTTTAGGTATACCAACAATATTTAATGCCATATTAAACAACCTATCATGTAATACTTTTGTATTTGTATGTTGTAATTCCTGTGTTAATTGTTTTAAATCTGCTGGTCTACTAGGGTCTTGCGTAATTAGTTCTACAGCACCCATACTTAATACCTTTTCATATGTTTCAGCATCTACCGCATTATTTATAAATACTAATATGCTTTGAACAAACTGTTCTAATCCATCTAAATCATTACTAGATATTCTATTTAATGCATTTAATATACTTATAACTACTTCTATAATTCCTAATCTTGATTTATTTAAATAATACTCAAAAATAGGAATATCTCCCAAAATATGGATATTATCAAACCTAACATCAAATGCATTGTTTGTTAAACCTTTATTAAAGGTATAATAACCATTTTGTGTATAAATACTACCTCTTAAAGTGCTATCATTTATTCCTTTTGTATAGGTACATCCAAATAGTTTTTTATGAGGTACTGAACTTGAATAAACAATAAAAGTAGTTTTGCTATCTAAGTTTTCTATCATAA